CATGTATCGTAGCCAGTTTAAATGAAAGTCTATCCAAACATGTATTGCTTTTGGTAAACTCCAAGAAAATAGTTTGTTAGTTAGAACTAAATCTGGGTCAATCCAATTAGGATAATTGGCTAAGCCGTATCTATTAATAAAATCCACATCCTGATGTATCAAACTATTAAGCCAAGGTATTGGAGGCTTATAGCAAAAAAACACAGGAGTATTTTGTAACAAATTCGCAGTCGCTTGTTCTGCATCTCCATTATGCTTCCAAGACCAATGTCCATAATCATTTACATTTCCGTTTTCGCAATAGAAATTATTTTCTATTAATAATTTACAATAATTTGTACAAGTTCTTTGAATACCGAAAATGTAATATTTCATGCTAATACTTTGTTGACTGAACTGCTTCTGCTCCTAGAATTTCTCTCTTGTCAAATTTGCAATCTTTATATTCTCCCTCTTGATCTACGTAATGTAAAAAAGCAGTTATGTAGTGGTCGTGTTTACAATACTCTCGCCAATGTAAAAAATCTAAGCCTTTGAATATAAGAGCATCATTACGTTTCATTGCAAATTTGTGTAACACTTTTAGGTGTGTGTATTCTTTTTTACTATTATAATATTTATAATCAGAGGCATCATCTTGCTCGCCTAAAAAAATTTCATAAGGTTTATCTATTGGATCACAGCCCAAGCAAAGGGCTACCGTATATTCACAAGATTCTCTATCAGTATGAACAGGTAGATCTGACCCTAAATCATAGCACCTTAGATATGAATATGTTGGAAAAAGCTTTTTACTTACATTACCTTCAATTACAGGGGTGCTCATGTCTAATAATGTTTCCATCACTATATCAGAATATTCACCAATTAAAGTTGTAGCTTGGAAGTCAACATCTCTAAATTTTCTTTCATTACTGAATTTTAAAACACAATATGAATTAACAAAATTTAAGACATCATCAGGTAAAAAATTTTTAATTAACAAGGGCTCCATTATATTACCCAGCCTATTATTGCGTACCTTGTGCCTTTTGTAACTTTATTTACTTGATGTGGATATAAAAAGTTTGACGGAAAAGCTACAACATCGCCAGTGTTTTGCGGATATTGCACCTCATTATCGCCTAATGAAAATTTAAACTCACCACCGTAAAAATCATTATTCAAACCTATGGATATTGACAATTGTCTATCTTCTGCTTTATATCCCATATCCACATGATATTTGTAACCAGCATCATATTGATTAGCTACATATTTTAGCAGATCTAATTGTGATATTTTATCATAAGCAAAATAAGGAAACTTATCTTTATAGATTTTACATATTTCAAAAATTTTTGATTGAACGAAATTAGATACGATACTCTTGCCTAATGTGTCATTATCAAAAAGGCTTCGAGTTAAACAGTTTCTTATATTTTTGTTTGACCCATTAGTTGTTTTGGCATCATTATATGAGTTATCAAAATAAGATATTATTTTTGAACAAAGCTTAGGATCTATGAACTTTCTTAACTCTAGTATATGAGATTGCACTTTATTAAAAGGTGATACTATTGGCAGTTAGGTAATCATTTCTTGCTGTGGTTCCTGCGTTAGTTCCTGCAGTCACAGCAGCGCTATCATCCTCTGAATTAGCACTAGAGTCAGCATTGTAAGCAGTGCTATAAGCCTCATCATATTTATCCTGTGCTTCACACCTTATGACAACATTTGATACCCACTGAGGTAAGTCTGACTGAGTGGCATAAGTAGTATTAGGGTCATCATTAGTATGTTCTAATTCATAAGTCCAAGTGCCTCCCTTATTCCAACATTGTATTGCATGAACTGTAGATGGCACCTCTGTATGTGATCTTATGTTAAGATATACTTTGCTATCTATATAAACATCTGACTCAGTGTTTCCAGTCCCTAAAGCTGGACCATCTCCAGATAAGCTACCTGCAGCATCAAATATTACAGTTAATCTAGAGTTTATAGATGTATTATTTATTGTTATTGTCATCTTTCTTTACCTTTTTACCTTTATTAACTTTTATCTTATTATTGCTTAGTTGTCTAATAGTTTCATCCTCTAAATTAGGATCATTATCTCTTATAGCATCTTGATGATTACCAATTAACTGAAAAATACTAGCAGCATTGACCATTAAATTTTTAGCAGAATCGCTACTTTTAAATATATTCTCCATGGCAGCATTTGATTTTACCATTTCATTTCTAAATGATTCTGTAGCAGCCTGTGTGCCCATCATGTGTTTTGAATTTTCCACTAGAAGTAAAGGAATCCATGCAATCGAACACCCCCACTCTTGAACCATTGCTCCTGTTTGAGGGTGATTACCCTGTAACATGTTGTACCACACACATTTGTGTTTTATGCACTTCTTCTTAAGAAGAGGACACTGCCCATCAGGGTCAAATATTGGCATTAATCTTTGTTGGCAATAATCACGTTTGCGTATTGAACATCCATCGCTGGCACAGAAATTGTACCACCTAATGATGAGCTTGATACACTAAATGGGTGTGTATGAGATCCACCACCACCTGAGTTAGTTGTTGAATTAGTTGAAGTACCTGTTTGTCCACCACCTCTAATGACTTTGTCTGGTCCCTCAGGTCTCTGAAAACCTGTTTGGAAAGAGTGGTTGTGTGAACTTATTTCTGGTGTAGATAAAGTATGTCCACCTACTGATCCAGATACGGACACTGTAGCTGAAGTAGTGTCTGCATTTTTTGTACCAGTGAATGTAGAAAAGAATGAGTCGCTTCCTCCAGTGCCACCACCAGTACCAGTGACAATTGACATTGCAGTATTTGCTAAAGCAGCTGCAGTTTGTTTTGTCCAACCTGTTGGAGCAGAGGCTTGATTAAATACCATGGACGTTGAAGAAGGGAAAGGGTCAATACCTGTAAGGTCCGCTCCACTACCTGTATAAGAAGTAGCGGCAACTACTCCATTTGAGTTAAGAGTAATATTTTCTGTGGTGATTTTTTTACCAGTCGCAACTGCAACATTATCATTAAAAGTTGCTACTCCCTTTACACCAATTGTACCTAATGAACCTGCAAACATATCAACCACTTTATTATCATTAGTTATATACATAATTGTATGGGCGCCTTGTGTAATTGCTACTGCGTTGCCTGAGTGACCAGTTGGAGCTACTGATAAAGTTTGTGAACCTGTTGTATTATTAAAAAATACGTAATTATTTTCAACTGCTGGTACAAATACTTTTATATCTCCAGTTAAAGCACCTGTGAATTCTATAACTTTGTTTGCTGCTTCAGCACTTGCATCTGCATTACCTGTAGTCAACGTTACATCTGCTGAGCCTGCCACAGACTTAGACAAATATCCTGCTGTAAATGTATCAACTACCTGCAAATTTGTATTTGTATTATTACCCCATGTATTGGCATTTGCGCCAGTTGCCATGAGTTCTAATTTAAGTCTATCTGAATATGTGCTTGACATGATTTATACCTCCTTGAAATATATATTTTTTGTTATGCTGCGTCAACCTCTGTCCAGGTATTACTTGCTCCTGTCACTACATTAGCCCAAGGAGTTTGGAATGTTTCTCCTAAGGCAGTTGCCATGCTTAATCCTGTAATATCAACGATAGCACCACCAGTAGCTGTTTCTGTGCCTTCTGCAAATGTTAAAGCTACTGTTGATACACTAACAATAACACCCGTTCCTGTCTCTACAGTTTCTGTACCTAAAGCAAAAGTGCTAGACAAGCTACCAAGTGTTACTAAAGCATCTGCGACTGTGCTAACAGTTCCTAATGATGTAGTAGCAGCTACACCTGTAGGATCTACCTGTGTAAATATATCTATTACGGGAGTTCCTATCGCAAAGTCTAATTGATCTGAAGGGGCTATGACACCAACATTACCTTCACCTGTAATACCTGAGGCACCTGATAACGCTGCACCAATTGTTAAAGATGTTGGAACAACTAAAGCTGTTGCCTCTGAAACCACTAAAGTTCCAGCACTAGCTGTCATTGTTAAGGCCGTAGGTGTTACTATGACACCTGTTCCTACCTCTTGTGTAGTCGTGCCTAACGCTGTCGACATAGATACACCACTAACATTAGTGATAAACTCTATGTTTTCATTCCATGCAAAAGAGCCCCATGTGCTTCTACCCCATCCTGCATCAACTGTTCCTGAGGCTGTTTCTGTACCAGCAGTAAAAGCCATAGACAGGCTGCCAAGCACAACACCTGCACCCTCTTCAATAGCTAATGCTCCAGATAACTGTGTTGCAAAAGAAAGACCGGTAGGGAAAATTCTGTGTTCAGGTGAAGCATCAACTGAACCTAAAGCAGACGTAGATTGAAGTGAACTAAGTGTTACTACTACATCACCTACAAAAGACTCAGTGCCTAATGCAAATGTAGAAGAAACACCCGTAACTGATACGGTAATTGAACTTTGTTGGCCCCATGCGCCTTCGCCCCAATTATTTTCACCCCAAGCGTCTGCCATGGTAATGACCTCCTATATTAAGATAATCTTAATATAGCACTTGAAGCATCGTTAGTTGGGAATGCGATTGTAAATGTACCGTTTGTTGATGTTTTTACACTACCAAAATCAAGAACTGCAATCGCTGCGTTTGTATTTGCAGATGATCTATTGTAGATCAAAGCTGCCTGAGCAGATATTGTTGCTGATGTAAAACTTACATTTGCAAAATCAACAAATGCAGTTGAAGCTGTTGCGCTTGTTTTGGTTAAGCCAATGGTTGCACTTGTTAAAGTTGCACCACCACTAGCGTATGTTCCTGAGTTTCCAACTTCATTAGTTGCTGAAAACGCTGTAGTGTTTCCGTTTAATGTTGCAGAATCTGTAAAGAGAGCAAGATTGATTGTATCATTATCAATATCGTGATCCCCTGCCAATAGCTGCTGTTTAAAGGAAGCACAGACTGCTTGGTTTATTGCCATGTTTTATGCCCTCCTTAGGCTTTTGGGTCTGCTGATGGTAAAGGTACTCTAAGTACACCATCAGTATACTCATCTCTTCGTTTACGTCCCATTTGCTCATTTGCAAAAGCCGTTAAGGCATTTTGGAACTTCTGCGTGTATAATTGCATATCTTGAGAGTTTTTCAAGTATGAATAAGCCTCTGATAATACACCGTACAATAAAACTTCAGGTGCATTATTAGAAATAAAAGTTGTAGTGCTTGTGCTACCAGAACCATTGCCTAATCGCTCAGGTGTTTCATCATACCACATTTCTACCGTGTAAGCTAAGTTAGGTGTTGGAGCTACTACTAATGTTGATGAATCCCAGTTTGCCCAATACTTAGGCTCACCTGTAAAACTTGTATTAGATGATGATCTCTCTATTGCATACTCATCAATAAATGTTGCATCAACTTGCTCTAACCACACAATTTCTCCATCTGATTTATGTAGTTGCAAACCCCTTGCAAATCTGAAACCACCTTCTGGTCCTGAGACATCTAAAAAACTATTATTAGCTTGAAAAGCTGATGTTGCATATCTTCTTTGTGCATCTGTATCTACAAGCCTATCTATTTGATTTTCAATATTTGTAATAAAAACATTTACAACAGAGTTTGATAACACATCCGATGTAACCTCTGTATAGTTTCTAACATTATCTAAAAGTTCAGAATAATTCATGATATCACCACACTAACTGTACCAACACTTGAACCGATTAGCAACTCATTGCTTTGTGTTGATGGTATCATACCATTTGATTCAAAAGCTGAGTCACCTGGTGCTCCTACAAAAACGATAACAGGTTCTTCTCTAGCCGGTCTAGGATCTCTTAATGCGATTGCATCAGCAGGGTGATGACCTGGATCTAATTGAGGATGTTTAGGCTCAAAACAATCAGGACAAGTAAATAAACCATTCCATTCTTGTCTTAATTGTAAGTATTTATATTGTTGTCCGCATCTATCACATAAAGCTATAGCACGATTACCATTTGCAAAAGTCATCTATTAACCCACGTAAAAACTTCTAGGCACTATGTTAACAGATGTTGATTGACTATCTTCGGTTAGTGCCCTTTGTAATTCTGCCTCATATCTTCTTTCTAATTCTTGTGATCTTTCTGGCGCTATTTCTTGTCCAAGATAATAAGCTAAACCAGCTACAGTGCATGGTAAAAATCTAAAAGGTGCGTCTGGTTCATTTGTATAAGCACCTACATCTTCAATCCTGCCAACATAAAAATAATTTATTTGTGTGTCAGTTTCATTAGGTGTTTGATAAAGATTTATTTCTACGTTTGATAAATTTCTTTGAATAAAGTATTGACTAGGTTGTCCCTGTTCAAACTTGTTTGGTATGTTTTCATATTCAGATCTTGATATTTTTGTCATACTAGTATCTGTAGTCGTGCCGCCACTAATTTTTCTAAAAACTAATTCTAAAACATCTGATGCGTCTGACGGTGTTGTATAAGTTGTCGTTCCTGCAGTTAGATTTTGTGTATGATTTTTAACTTTCCATAAATGAATACCCCGATTACCCCACTCAGAAAACAACAAGTTAAGATTATCTCTTGCAGCTCTAAGCTCATAACCAGTTCTCATAGACTTACCACAACGAGCATAAGCACGTTCAATAATACTATCAAAACTTAAATTAAATGTGGTGGTATTCGAGGTAGCCATTTTTATGCTTGACCTCTTCTTTGCTTTTTAGGGTTACCTACACCGCCGCCGCCACGCATCTTTTTAATCATGCCACCGCCACGTTTTTTCAACATACCGCCACCACGTTTCTTAACGACCTGTTTTTTCATAGGTCCGCCGCCCATTCTTTTGACGACATTCTTTTTTTTCATCATGATGTTTTCTCCTTTTTAAATAGTCTTTCGTACTCTAATTGCCTTGTTTTTACTACTTCTTCGTAATACTCGGCTGGCCATTTTTTATAATAACCTATCTTATGTAGTTTGCAACTTGCATCATAGAGCTGTTTAAATTTTTGTATGAGCATCATA